GCTTGTTGAAGATCGTCGAGCTTGGCCTGCGCTTTGCGGACAGCGAGACGTTCGTCAATCCGGCCACCGGTGGTGACATGGACCGTGCGCCATCCGAGCCGATGCGCACGGCGGCTGGCGCAAGCATGCTGCGCGGTGAAGCGGCGCTGCCGTTCAAAGATGTCATCAGATCATTCGATACGTTCACCCAGTCCGTCATCAACTCGATGGTGCTCTTCAATCGGGTGTTCAATCCGGACCAAGCGCCTGACGGTGACTATGACGTCGTCGCGCGCGGAGCCACCAGCCTCATGGCCAAGGAGCTGCGGGGCATGCAGGCGGATAGCTTGGTGAACACGCTCAAACCCGAGCAGATGATCCACGTCGATGAGCGCAAGCTAACTGAGGCTCAGGTCAAGGCCCGCGACATGGACGACATCCTGGTGACCGAGGACGAGGCGGGCCGGCGACAGGCGGCCGCGGCGCAGGACCAGCAGGAGAGCCAAGCGCAGCAGCAAAAGCTCATGGAAGCTAATCTGCGCAAGCTGCTGTCCGATGCGTTCAAGAACATCGCACAGGGTCAAAAGAACACAGCGAATGCTGATGCGCAGCTCGTCGAGACGGCGCTGGGTATCTTAGAGAAAGGCATGCAGGATGAGCTTAGTGGATCAGCTGGTGCTGCCGGGGGTGCCCCACAACCAGCGCAACCAGCCCTCTCAGGCCCGCCAGGAGGAGGCGGCCTTACTCAAGCACTTGCATCAGGCACGCTCGGAGCCGGGGGTCCTGGCGGTGCGCCACCTCCTCCAGGTCCGCCTGGACCGATGCCACAGCCAGCTGGTCAAGGCGGCCCTTAATGATGTAGCGTTGTTACAAGGCGAAGCTCGCACGCTCCTGAAGCTTTTGAGTGATCTATCGGGTGAACGTGTGACGATTGAGTAGGAGAATGATCCATGGCACGTGCTCCGCGCGCCGCAGCTGTTGCGGCATCTGAAGCCGCCGCACCGGCACCAGCACCTGTCGCCGCTCCCCCAGCTCCGGCGTTGGCTGTGCCGCAGCCAGTGCCAGCTACGCCGGCACCCGATGAAGCCGAGCAACCCGACCAGTTTGATTTAGCGTTCGCCGAAGCCGCGGCTGCTGCGGTTGCCGAGATAGATTCGGCAAGCCCGGCACCAGCTTCTGCTGCGGTCGCGCCACCCAAGAAATCATCCGTGCCCAAGCCGCTGGCGGTCGAGCTCGAGCCGGCTGAGGCTGCGGTGCCGGCTCCGCCCGTCGAACCTTTGGCACCTCCGCCGGAACCAGCTGCACCAGCGCCGCAGCTGCGGACGGAGCCGGCACCGCCGCCGCAAGTTTATCAGGAACCTCCACTTTTCAGCCCCGAGGAAGCGACTCAGCTGCAGACGTTCTTCAACGACTGGCCTGATGTCGCCCGCGCTACTGAGACGATGATCCGGGGTCTGGTGACGCAGACCGTGCGGCGGATGTATGCCGATCTCGCGGGCTCCTTGGCTCCCTACCTGCACACGATCGACACTTTGGCGGACCGGTCGCAGCTGTCCGAGCTGCAGGACCAAGTATCCGACTACGACACTGTTTCCGGGCAGCTGTCTGCTTGGGCCGGAAAACAACCAGCATATTTGCGTGGAGCTTATGAGCATGTTATCAAGTCAGGCACGGCCGCCGAGGTCGTCGACTTGATCAATCGGTATAAGCAGGACATGCAGTCCACCATGTCAGCACAAGGGGGTCAGCCGGCACCGGCGGCACCTGCTGCGGCTGCACCGGCACCTAGCTCAGCGCCCGCACCTGTCAATCCTGCGCTTGCTGCTGCGGCGGCACGTCTTGCTCCAGTCTCTACCAAGCGTACCAACGTCGTCGCACCTCCTACTGACTTCGACAGTGCTTTTGCCGAGTTCGCTCGGGCGTCATGACCATGGCTAGAGAGCTGCACGGCGAGTTCGCCCGTACAACCTAGGAGAGTACAATGGTTGCGGTGACCTCATACGGCGATATCAGCCCGGCAGTAGCGGCCTACAGCGTCGTGCGAATGTTAAAGCGGGCGATGCCTTATCTGCACATTGAAAAGTTTGGACAAACATATCCCTTGCCGACGAACTCGACGCAGACCGCCAAGTTCCGGCGTTACTTTCTGCAGGGAGCGACAGGCGCGGCCGGCCCAGATGCCGGAGGCACCAACGGTGTCGGGCAACCGTTCTACATCCCGCTGGCGCTGACGCCCCTGGTTGAAGGAGTGACGCCCTCCGGTTCGATGCTGGCCAACCAGGATTACACGGTTCAGCTTTATCAATACGGCGATTACATCACGATCACCGATGTGATCGAGGACACCCACACCGACCCGGTGCTCCAGCAATCCACCGACATCCTGGGCGAGCAGGCCGCAGTTACTGTCGAGACCCTGCGGTTCAACGTGCTCAAGGCCGGCACCAACGTCTGGTATCAGAATCAGGTTGCCGGACGGGCGAACGTCGCCGGGGTCGCCGGGCTTACCGATCAGCGCCGGGTGACGACCGGGCTCAACCGACAGAATGCTCGCAAGATATCCCAGGTCGTGGCGTCGAACCCCGACTTTAATACGCGATCGGTCGAAGCGGCGTATTTCGCGCTCTGTCATCCCGATCTCGAAAGCGACATCCGTAATATGACTGGTTTCATCCCGGTCGCTAGCTACGGGCCCCACACATCTCCGTTCGAAGGCGAGATCGGTGCCGTCGAGCAGTGCCGCTATTTGAGTTCGACGGTGATTGCGCCATTCATCAACGCTGGTGCAGCTACCTCCGGCAGCACGACCTACCGCTCGACTGGCGGTGTGAACTGGGACGTGTATCCCATTTTATACTTTGGTCGCGATGCCTTCGGGCTCGTTCCCCTCAAGGGTAAGTCGAGCATGACGCCGATGGTTGTCAACCCCAAGCCTGCGCCGGGCGATCCGCTGGCCCAGAGGGGCACATGCGGGTGGAAGTTATACACCGGTACAGTTATTTTACAAGATGCATTCATGGCAAGACTGGAAGTCACTGCTACAGCGTAATTCTCGTTCAATGAAGGAGATTTCCAGTGACCAATCAACACTCTGCGCAGCACGAGCAGCACGAGCAGCACCCTAAGACCGACCAGCACAAGGGTGACCAGCCCAAGGCTGGTCCTCCGTTCGTGGTTGCTCTTACACCAGAGCAATACGACTCTCGTGTTAACCAACAGGCAGCTGCGCCTAAAGACGCGCCTCCTCCGCCGACGCCGATGAATGTCGGCGACACCGGGACGGCGAAGGTGAGCTTCACGGACGAGACCCAGGCTGACGTCAAGCTCGGGTCAGTCGAGTGGACGTCCACGGGACCGGTGACAATCAACCCGCCGGAACCGACCGCTCCCGGAGACCCGCCTGCGGACCCGACGACTGCTAAGTTCACAGCGACCGGGCCCGGACGTGGGTCGATCAGAGCCAACGTCGTCAGCGAGGGCGGCGCGCCGGCAGAGGCGGCGGTCGAGGTCATGGTGATTCAGGCGGGGTTGCCTGTCACCGGCACGATCGACGTTACGGTCACGCCGATATCCAAGACGGCAAGGTGAGGAGCTATTCATGCCCACCCAGATCATCGATGCTTCACTGCACGTCGCTGCCTTTCCGGCAACGTATACCGGGCCGGGAAATCTGATTGGCAACGCGGTCACCGGCAATCTGGACAACGACGTCTATGGCTTCTTCACGTCAGCCGGCAACGCGGTCCAGATTAACTGTGGGTTCCAGGCGCTGGCGGTCGACGTCACCGATGTGGCTGGTGTGTTGCTGTGGCACTGGCAGCTAGGCATGCCGGCGACTAACAGTATCAGGACCGCGACAGCTGCCATGACGATCGACAGCACCGGTGCTATCTCCGTCACTACTGACCCGGCTGGGAACACCAATGTCACCCTGTCAGTCACACTGGTCGGCTCCGGCAAAACGATCTGCTATCATGTCTCGGGGTGACCCATGGCCATTGCGGGCGCGACTGAAACTGCAATCCTGCAGTTAATCTACAACGCGACGGCCTGGGCCAACTACGCGGACAATGCCGCAAGCGCGCCACAGACCAACATTTCGATCGCGTTGCATACTGCCGACCCTGGCACAGGCGGCAACCAGTCGACCAGCGAGGTCGCCTACACGGGCTATGCGCGTGCGAGCGTGGCGCGCACGTCGGGCGGCTGGACAGTGACGGGCGTCGGTCCCGCGAACTGTAGCCCTGTCTCGAACATAACGTTCCCGGCCGGGACAGGTGGGGCAGGAACGGTGACCAATTTCAGCACCGGTAAGACTGGTGTCGGTGCGACGCCGATTCTCTGGAGCGGCACGGTCACGCCGAACATTTCTGCGGGTTCAGGTGTGACGCCCGTTTTGACGACGGCCACAACCATAACGTTGTCATGAATGAACTATTATGCAGACGCATTCCGCCGATGTCTGATTGAACTCGACGTCGTCGGGGTCTGCGATTTGTGGTTTAGAGTTTCCCCGCATCTGCCTCAACCAAAGAACAACGAAGAAGCGCTAACGACGCTGCACTATGCGCGCACCCAGACTCGGAGCATTCCGGTCCGCCTGCGTTGCTACTCGCATGCTTGGCTCACCGAGCGTGGATTGCCGTCAGGTCTGCCTGACCCGCTAAAGGCGAAGGCGGCGCGTCTTTATCCGCACAAGGTCAGTGCGGTTGGTGTCGCGGTCCTGGCAACATCGGAAGCTAACCTGCCACGTGCACGCGCGATCGAGAAGGCAATGAGCGATGCGGTGATGGAGTGCTACGCCGACGGCGTCACTGACATTGCTGTTATTCGTAGCCGCATGGACGAGGCGCGACGTGACGTTGAGCGATGACCGATGCACGCGCTACGCAAGTCGCTTTAGAGCAGTGGGCTAAAGCAGCCCAACCACAGGCTCAGGTTACCCAGGTCGGCATCGAGCAGTGGGGGCTTATTACCCCACCAGCGCTCTGGGTCACCCAGATCGCCGTCGAAGAGTGGTCGACCGTCGCCAATATCCTGGCTCAGGCGGCTGGCGTCGGCGATGCCGCGGCAGTTGGGACTGCGTTTGTATTAACTCAGGGTCAGGCTGCTGGCGTCGGTGGTGCGACGGCAACCGGAGCTACGTTTGGGATCACTGTCGCCGCTAAGGGGCTCGCCGCTGGCACTGGTGTTCTTCTTGGCTACAGTACCATCCCCGGTGCCGGTAAACCGAGGAAGGTCAAAGGTCACGCGGACGGAGTTGGTGCGGCTCGGGCGTCGAGCACCCGAGGGTCCGCCGGTTTCTCCGCGGCGAGTGGGGCCGCGAGCGCTGAAGGGTCCACCGTAGTCCTTACTGAAGCTGCTGGTGTGGCTAGCGCTTTTGGCGCGGGGCACGCTGTCGCTCCTTCTATATCCGGCATCGCGGCTTATGCCGCTGGTTACGGCGACGCGATCGGGGTGTCCGCGTCCGGCGTGGGGGCCGCTGCCGCTGGCTTTGGTGATGCGCTCGGAGTGTCTGCGTCGGGCGTGGTGGCTTTTGCTGCCGGCTACGGTGATGCGATCGCAGCGTCTGGGGTCGGCATAGCGGCCTATGCTCCTGGCTTCGGCAATGCGGCTGGTGTGTCGGCGGTGGGCGTGGCGGCCTCCGCCGCTGGCTTTGGCAGCGCGGCGGGGGTGTCGGCGTTCGGCGCGGTAGCGTTCGCCGCTGGCCACGGGAATGCAGCCGGCGTGTCCGCCTCGGGCGTGTCGGCTTTTGCCGCCGGCCATGGAAGTGCTTCCGGAGTGTCCGCGTCGGGCGTGTCTGCCTTTGCGTCTGGCTTTGGTAGCGTGCTGGGTGTGTCGGGGTCCGGCGTCGTCGGGATTGCTGACGGGTATGGGAACGCCTTTGCGGAGTATGCCTTCGAAGCCGAGTCGACGGGCATCGCGATCGGCGCTGGTGCTGGTATCGCTGGAGTGCCGGAGATCGGTGCGGCGAGCGCCGGTGGGGTGGGTGGTGCGAATGCCGCCAGCCTGCTCCTGGTCGGTTCTGTTGGCACAGCTGCGGGGTTCGGAGCTGTGGTTGGAGCGGCGTTCGGGGCGGTTGTCGCTCGAGCTAATGGAACCAGCACCGCGGTGGCGATCGGCAGCGCCATCGCCCAGGCCATCGGCCATGCTATTGGCATTGGCGACGAGGAAGCCGGTGCAGGAGCCCTCGGTCAGGCATCGGCTATCGGTGACGCGGCGGCTGTCAGCTCGACGTCAGGCATGCGGTTCTCGTTCGGGCAGGCCAATGGTGTCGGACGGGCCTTCGGGTGGACGGCACATAATGCATTTGCCTATGGTTTGGCGGACGGTGTCGGTGATGCGCAGGGAGTTGCCGTCCGATCCATCGACCAAATCATGTCGCTGTATGGGCGTTGGAGCGGTATGATGCTTCAGGGTAGTGCCTCCCGGAGGGTGTGAATTTGCCGTATCTTAACTCCGTAGAGGGTGGAACAATGAACAGCATCCGCATCGAGCGAGCGCAGAACGGGTTCGTGGTTTGTATGGACGACCCGGCGATCGTCAAGGCGAATCGCGAATCCGACGGACCCTGGAAGGACCCTCAGCAAAGTTTTGTTTTTGACGACAAGGCTGGTGTCATTGAGTTCCTTACCAACAATCTCGACAAGATCATACCGGACGGTGAGGACTACGAGTCCAGCTTCGACGCAGCAGTCAAGGAAGACGAGGAAGGTGAAGAAGAGGATGAAGACGAATGAGCATAGTACTCCCAGAGGATGACGAGCCGGTCCCACGTAACGCGCGCTCGAAAATATCCGATGCATCAATGCAGATGATGACAGCTGAGGCACCGGTTTTGGTGCAGACCGCTAAGCGGTTCAGGATCATCCTGGAGGAAGACACCGCGATCCCACCGACCGGGCTTTTCATCTCGGCCAATGGTAGGCCCTACTTGTTGATGGCTGGTATCGAGGCATCGGTGCCACAAGAAGTGATTAGCGTCTTGAATGATGCAGTGATCTCGGTGCCGATTATCAGTCCGCAAACTCAGCAGGTTACTGGTTATCGTTCGCGATTAAGGTTTCCTTACCGGCGTATTGATGGGTGATCCATGCGCACTGACGAGTTGTTGGGGGAACTACGGCATCACATGCTGCGGGATGTGTCGGATCAGGTTGCCGGTGCGTCGGACTATTTGTGGTCTGATAATGGGCTGATCAGATACATCAACGAAGCGCAGAACCGCTTTGCTCGGCAGACCAAGTGTATTCGTGACGCGGTGACGCCGAAGGTTTGTCAGTTCACGACTGTAGCTGACCAGCAGTTCTATACGCTCGATCCTCATGTGGTCAGCATAATTTCGATACGGATGACCGGGGATCGAGCCGATCTGGCTCGCGCCGGGCACTCCGATTTTGATACCTACCGTCAGCCCGACACCTATTTCTTTGATCCGGCTCAGCTTGCTCAAATGCCTCCGGGCAAGCCGCTAGCGTGGTCGACGGACGAGGGTGTGATCCAGGATAGCTACGGGTCTTTCACGGCACCGCAGCTGCGGCTCTATCCAATACCAACGTCACCGTATGCCGGTGTTGTCGGCAACATGCGCGTGGCGCGCGTGCCGCTTGTTAAGCTGAGCATCAGCATGCCGGAAGCTGTTCCTGAAATCCCAGAAGCGCATCATATGGATATGCTGAACTGGGCAGCGTATTTGGCGCTGCGCGGCGTTGACCTGGACGTTGCCGGTGGTGGAGCCTGGGATCGCGCCAAAGAATTCCGTGCTGCGTTCGATGACGCAATCAGCGATATGAAGCGCGATGCGCAGTCGAAGATGTTTCGCCCGCTGCAATTCGCTTTCGGTAGAAACGGATTTTCCTGGGAACGTTATTAGAGGTATTGACATGGCAGCCCTCAAGCGTGGTGCAACGCGCCGATATGCAGATGGCACGCCCGATGTCCAGCCTACTCTCACGCCCGCGGACGCGACGCGGCTTGGCATCACGCCGAGCGGTAAGCTAAGCCCTGAAGCGGCCATTCACGCGACAACGGCAGCGGCTGCGACTGGGCCCGGCTTTGATATTCGAAGGCCCGATGGTTCACTCGAACATTCCGTAGGCATGCCGGAGTTTGATTTTCAGAGTGGCCACTGGGCTGCGACCGATGAAGCAGGGAAGCGTCTGCCGATCAACCCGGTGTCGCTTGTGCCGCCACCAGCGGCAGCAGCGCCATTGGCTCCGGCAGCGCCATTGGCTCCGGCAGCGCCGCCACCGTCAGGCGGTGGTGGTTTCGGCGGGATGCTGCTGCGTGCGTTGAGCCAGCTGAACCCGGTGACGCCAGCACATGCAGAGACGGGACCGCCTCCGAATACTCCGCCTGATGTCGCGGCGGCGCTACCCAAGCCGATCACTTTGCCACCCTCTAATGCTGCAGGAGCACCGAGTGCCGCTGTTCAGTTCTTGACCGGTGACTTTACGGGGGCGGCTGCGAATCCGACCGCGTCACCATTCACTGCTTATCTCGCGAGGGCTAACAGAGAGGCTGATCTAAACAACCGAGCAAACAGAGTCAGCATGGGCCCGTCAGTGTTGGAGCAGGCGGGGCATTTATTTTTCGGCAACCAGTCAGACACCGATCTTGCGGATCGTAGCGCCGCAGCACAAGCGTTTCGGGACCCGTTGGTAAAGCAGTATCTGTCGACGCACGAGGATGCGTTGAAGGCGGCCGAGAGTGACCCGGTCAATTACGCGAAGATCATTCAGACGACGCCGGGGTTCGTGGATTTCATGAAGACGGCGCAGGCCAACCACGCCAACATCGTGAACAACGGCAACACGATCAACGGCAAGCCTGTCGATAACCCTGCCGTGGTTGCTAAAAATCAGACCGTGAGTGGTGTTCCCGCGGACACTGCGCACGCCGCTGCTGAACCGCATGCATACACGCGCGATGAGTATATCAAAGCTATGTCGGGTGTAACGACGAAGCAGGCTGAGTTGTTGTTCGGTCAGCAGCTCGCGCATGTCGCGACGCCGGCAGAGACGCTGACGAAAGATTTCTTCACCCGACAGGGTCAGGCTGCCAGCAAGCTCACTGCCGATCGTGAGGCGCTGGAAGCTGCGGAAACTGCAGCAGCTCAGAAAGAGAACCGAGCGGTTCGCGAAACGCCGGCGATCATGAACGCGAGGAAAGCCGAACAGCAAAAGTGGAACGAGATCGCAGGCTTCGTCAAACCGCTTATCGGTGTCGAGCAGCGGCCCTACGCGATGCCACCTCCTGGCGGCGGATGATAAACAATGCCCGCAGATTTCTCTCCGTTCGGGTCTTACCTGCCGCAGTATCTGCCGCCGATCCCCACGGCGACGGGGCCGCAGCCGGGGTCTTCTGATGTTCCGGCGACGGGCACCGGCAACTGGCTCACCTCCGGCATCATGTCCGGTGTGCATGGGGCGATCTCGGAAGGTGCTCGTGCGCTCCAGGCCGGTGCTCAGCTGGTTGGTGCCGACGACACGGCGGAGTCCCTCGCCGACATCGCTCAGTCGCACTATGAGACCGAGCAGTCCTACGCACGACCGGACCTAGAAGAGCATCCCTGGTCGGTTCCAGGGATCGCCTACAACGTCGCGCGCATGGCCCCGATGAGCGTCGCGGCACTCCTCAGCGCCGCGGGTGTCGCGGCTGCAGCGCCCGAGTTGGCTGGTGCCGGCTTGATCGGCGGCGCGGGGGCGATGCTCCTTCCCGCGATTGGTTCGAACGTCCAGCGGCAGATCAGCGAGACAGGCGAGCTGACCTCTCCGGGTAAGGCGATCATGCTCGGCGTGCCAGAAGCGGTCGTGCAGGGCAT